TACTATAAATACATTGAGAGAATTGTAAATGTCAACAACTATACCTGTAACAGCTAGTAGATACAACACCTTAAGAACCCTAGTAAATAAAATACTAGGTGATTCTACTTTGTCTTTTCCTAATTACGGCTACGGACAACTCTTTTCTACTGTAGCTGTTGTAGGAGATTATGACGTTAATACTTTAGCTACTGATAAAGTTACCGCAGAACAGTACGAAAATCTCTATATAGATCTTATAAGATTACGTGTACATCAAGTTGGAGTTTCTTCTACAACAATCGATCCGTTTGTCGAAGGCGGTTTTGACACTAATCCTAGTGCTGACAAAATAGAATTAGCATACATCCAAGCATTAGAAGCATTAGGCACGAACGTAGAAACAGATCGATTTTTAATAGATTCCGCAACACAGGCCGCCGAATTGAATTTGTTAACATCAGTTGGCACGCCGATTTTTAGTACAAGATCTTTCGCAAATACCGGCGCCTGGAACGGTACAATAACACATATTGTAAAAGTTACGTTTGACGATGCACTACAACGTAGACAATTTTTTAATTCTGGCGGCGAAGTAAGATTTAATGCTTCTGTAAATTATGCAGGAAGCCAAGCTAAAACAGTTGACTGGCAAACACAACTCAGTGCTATGGGCACTATCAGCTTTAAAGCCAATCAGACTATATCAAATAACGGAATAGGTACTAGTTATTCGATTGGTAATTATAATCTTACTAGCACTTATCAACTATGTTATGATCAGACTGGCGGAGCAACCTATGCTAGAAATCGTTATCGCATCTCAGCACTACAGCTTAATGATAGAGAAATACAATTTAAGATAGATTTTGTAGATGGCCAGCCTAACGACACAACCTTTGGTATCGACGAATCAGTACTAGGTGACTTTACCAGCGCACTTAGATTATTACAGCCAGACGGATCGGTAACAGTTAACGGAACTGTAGTAGATACAGTAGTTATACCTTCAGCGGATTTACCTACAGGCACAAATATCAGTACGCTTTAGTCAATAACTGCTTGACTTTACACAGTTTTTCATATATACTTTAACGAACTAGGAGATATATATGGACGAACGTCTTGAAAAAGCATTAGACTTTGCGAATTACATGCAGACACTGTCAAATCAACGCAGAGTCTTACAGGAACAGTTTAATGAAAGTCTTGTTTACTTTTATAAAGGTTGCCAATTTACAATTAATACAACGCTGATTAACTATGTTAATTGGCTAGTAGAAAAAGACAATACTGAAAATGTTATTTTTGTTGATGATAATGAAATACCTGTAGAAGTTATTGATTTGACTCAATTCTTAGAAGACATACAAGATCAGTATTTTAATGCATTAAACACTTATCACGCAGAGTATAATAAATTAAAATCAAATAGAAGTGTTGAAAAATTAATTGACCATGAGTAAAGGCGTACTTTTAATTGCTAATAACAACAGTCAAATTGATTATGTAAAACAGTCTGTATACCTAGCAAAAAGAATAAAGAAATATTTAGAAGTGCCTGTTAGCCTAGTAACCAACAGTCCTGGTTACGCAACAGATTGCCTTGACGCTTCTGTGTTTGATAAAATTATTGCTGTAAACGATACTGACGATAAAAATCGTCGAATACTATTTGACGGAGAATACAGTCAAAAAACAGTTCAGTGGCAAAACGGCACCCGAGTTGATGCTTATGATCTTTCTCCTTATGACCAAACACTTTTAATGGATACAGATTTTATTATAAACAACAGTCTATTAAAAAATGTATTTGACAGTTCTAATGAGTTTATGCTGTATAAGGATGCATATGAGTTATCGCAAGTTAGAAATACTGTAGAATTTAAACAGGTAAGTGATACCAGCGTTGATTTCTATTGGGCCACAGTTGTGTATTTTACAAAAACACACAACAACAAAACTTTCTTTGACTTAGTAAAACACGTTCGACAAGAGTGGGATCACTATGTGCGAGTGTACAGGCTCCCTTCTTCAATCTATCGCAACGACTACGTATTCAGTATAGCAATTCACATAATGAATGGGTTTCAAACGGGTTCTTTTGCTAAAAAATTACCTGGAAAAAAATACTATACAACTGACAAAGATCTGTTAATCAAACATAACAACACTGCTATGACTTTTTTAGTAGGGAAAAAAGATCGTCCTGGAGAATATACTTTGCTTAACACTGATTCTTTAAATGTACATGTTATGAATAAATTAAGTTTGCAGAGAGTAATAGACAATCAAGGAGAGATTGTGAATGACTAAAGGAGTATTAGTTCTAGCTCAAAATAATTATAAAGTAAATTACATAGATCAAGCAGTAGTTCTTGCACTCAGTCTAAAATTAACCAATCCTGATCTGCCTATATCTATAATTACAAATGAAAAAATTACAAAAAAAGACGCAGTGTTGTTTGATAAAATTATAGAAATTCCTTGGGAAGACCTATCAGCAGCTTCAGATTGGAAAATAGAAAATCGTTGGAAAGTGTATCATGCAACTCCATACAACGAAACTATAGTTATGGATACTGATATGTTGGTATTGGAAGACATATCGCATTGGTGGAAATTTTTAGAAAATTATAATTTATTCTTTACATCTTCAGTGCTGACTTATCGAGGCGAAACAGTTACAAGTGACTATTATAGAAAAACTTTTGTAAACAACAATCTATCTAACTTGTACACTGGTGTATATTACTTTAAAAAGAGTGACTTTGCACAAGAATTTTTTGCACAACTAGAAATAGTAGTAAAAAACTGGCAAGAATTTTATAAAATCTTTCTCAAAGCCGATTGTCCTGAATTTATAAGCATGGACGTATGTACAGCAATTGTAGCAAAAATACTAGACTGCGAACATCAAATAGTCAATCCAAACATAACAACTCCGACCTTTGTACATATGAAATCTAAAATACAAAATTGGGAATTGTCTTCTAATAATTGGCAACGAAATATCAGCGCATATCTCGATGCCGACTGTGTCTTAAAAATAGGCAATCATCAACAGCACGGCATTTTTCATTATACAGAAAAAGATTTTATCGATACTATTAATGCGAAATTGAAGTACAGGAAAAAACTAAATGTCAAATAGTTTAAAAAGTCTTTTTGAAAAGATAAAAATAGATGCACAAACTGCTGACATTTCTTATGTTTATTATGATAAAAAGTCTGGAGAAATTCACAAAATTTCTCCTAGAAAAGAAGATTCTAATTATGAAATCTTAGAACTTGATCATAAAGAAGTTAAAGATTTATTAACAGGAGAAAAAAAGACCGCTGATTATAAAGTTTCTTATGACATAGGTACTAAATTAGTTATATTAAAAAATATACACGAAGGTAACACTGCATTTCTATACGATAAAGTTTTGTATAAAATTCCAAAAGAAGATTTAGAAATTTCAGATTTAATAATTAAACAAGACTTTATCACTAACACATGGAAAGTATCAATAAGTAATGAAACCATTCAGTTTATAAGATCTAATAATCTTTCATTACACCATAAAATACTGTTAAGTGTTACTAAAAAAGATGATCCAAATATTTTATACAGAACTTTATATATAGAATTAGGAAATGCAATAGAAAATTCTATAATAATACCTTTCAAGTTTGACTTCGAATTCGAACAAAGAGAAGTAAGTATATACACAAATAAATATTTTAAATCATACAGCTATAAGGTCACGCAATGACTAACAAATTAAAAGTAATAGACTATGATATGATCTATCTAAGCTATGACGAGCCAAACGCAGAGCGTAATTATGCCGACCTATGTCAAAAGGTTCCGTGGGCAAAACGTGTCCACGGGGTTAAAGGATCAGATGCAGCACACAAGGCTTGTGCTGAATTATCAGAAACTGATCGCTTTATTACTGTCGATGGCGACAATATTATAGATCCTACTTTTTTACAGCAAGAAATTGACCTAGCTCAAAACGAAGACCTAGGACATTGCGTAATTAGCTGGGCTGCAAATAATCAAGTAAATGGATTAATCTACGGAAACGGCGGTTTAAAATGTTGGCCTAAAAAGTATGTTCTAGACATGCGTACTCATGAAGCAGCAGATCCTAATAATAAACATGCGCAGGTTGACTTTTGTTGGGATGTTCAATATATCCAAATAGAAAAATGTTTTAGTAAAATTATGAACAATGCTACTCCTCAACAAGCATGGCGTGCTGGTTTCCGCGAAGGCGTAAAAATGTGTCTTGACAGGGGAGCACGTCCTGCTGCTGTAGAAGACTTTTTTAAGAACGATTGGCGCAATCTACATAGAGCATATATATGGATGACAGTAGGTGCAGATGCTAACAACGGCCTTTGGTCAATATATGGTGCTAGAAAAGGATTCTTCCTCACAATGTTTACAGATTGGGATTTTGTAAATGTTAGAGATTTTGATTATCTAAATAACTACTGGAATGAAACAACTGAAACAGTTTCAGAGGACAATCTAATAGAAGAAATTAAAAAGCTAGGCAAACTTATTAAGAGTTATATTGATATTCCTGTTCCAACTGTACCACTAGACGCTGAAGCAAGTAAATTTTATAAGCATACATACCAAAGTCCAGCAAGACTAAAAGCTGGGTTTTTAATGGATCAACAATGAGCAACGAATCTTATAGAATAATATCACTTAATAAGTAGGAATAAAATTATGACAGCATATACAAAAGAAGATGTTAAAAAGGCAAACTGTTCTATTTGCCCAGTTCCATGGATGCATATGGCATTAGAACCTAATGGTAAAATTATTCCCTGTTGTTTGACGTCACAACATGAATCTGCAAATTTAGGAAATATCAAAACAGATAAATTTGAAGATATTTGGAACAGCGACAGGATGAAAAAACTCCGAGTTGATATGCTGAACGGAGAAATTCCTAATTATTGTAAGACTTGTACTGACCGAGAACCTATTACAGGGGACAGTAGTAGAATCTTTCATCTGAGAGAGTTTCCTCATGTGATTGATAGAATACCTGAAACTACACTAGCAGATGGTACTGTTACAGAAATGAAATTAAAATATTGGGACTTTAGATTCAGTAATCTCTGTAATTTTAAGTGCCGTTCGTGCGGCCCAGTTTATAGTTCTAGCTGGTTACCCGATGCTAAAAAATTAAATTGGCCTGTAGAAGACTGGCAAAAAGTAGTTACTACTGACGAAATTGATGGTCTAGATAACTACAAATTTCTCGAGAGTCAAGTAGGCGAAGTAGAAAAGATTTACTTTGCTGGCGGTGAACCACTACTAATGCCAGAACATTGGTATATCCTTGAAATGTTAGTAAAAGCTAAAAGATTTGACGTTAAAATATGTTATAACACAAATACATCTAAGTTAACATACAAAGGAAAAAGTGTATTAGATTATTGGAAACAATGGGAACCTGGCAAAATTGAAGTATGGACTAGTTTAGACGAGATTGATAACCGCGCAGAACTAATACGTGCTGGCACTGATTGGGCCAAGGTAGAGGAAAATTTAAAAGAAATGACTACATTGGATAATATTGTTGTTCGTCCTGGAATTACTACAGGTGCCTGGAATGTATTTAGAATACCAGAAATTGTTGAGAGACTAATAGAACTTGGTGTTGTTAAAAAAGATGAGAAGTTAGGTTATAACTATACTAACTTCTTTTTAAATTATCTCGATCGTCCTGAAAAATATAATGTTAGAATTTTACCAGATTGGTTTAAAAAAGAAACAATAATTAAATTAAATAATTTTATTGCTGATCACGATAAGAAATATAATACATCAATTAGACATCGTTTAGAGCATATCTTACATGAACTAACTAAACCGTTTGATCTCGAGTTTGCTAGAAAATTTGTTAAAGATACCGAAATAATGGATAAACTTAGAAACGAAAATATGTATGCAACTGTGCCCGAAATGCTTTATGTAAAAGAAGAAGTTGAAAAGCACGATAAAAAAATCTAAAATAATTGTACAGTATACAGAGAGATGATGAATGGATGAATTAGATAAGTTACGCGAAGCAATTCTAGATAGTGAAACATTTTGTTTCTATCCGTTTTTAGAAATAAGCACTCGTCCAAACGGCGCAGTATTTCCTTGTTGTTACTGGAATGACTTTACTACTCAAGGTTTCTACGATCAAGAAAGAATAAGCAATGACAATACAATACGTACTTTTTGGAATAATGATTTAGTACAGCGTGTTCGAACTGATGTTGCTAGCGAAAAGAAAGTAGGCGGCTGCTCTACTTGTTATCGAGACGGTAAGTCTAGTATGAGACAGCGCAGTATTAAAGAATATAGCAACGATAGAGATAAACTTCAATTAGTTAAAGATACATTAGACAATAGTGGCATAGCAATTCATACTCCAATAAAACTTGAATTAAAACCAAGTAACTTGTGTAATCTAAAATGTTTAATATGTAACTCTTATGATTCGTCGCAGATCGAAAAAGAATTTATAGCTTTGAGCAAAGACTCTGGCATCGAAACCAAAGGAGGCTCGTTCTTTCGAAAGATTGACAAACCAGGTATTTGGGAAGCAGGATTTCCGCTCGAACAAGTATCAACGGCGGATTGGGCCGAGTCGGTAAAGTTTTGGAAAGAAGTTGAGATGTTTCTCCCTAAAATTGAAGTATTAAGTTTTGCAGGCGGCGAGCCTACACTTAATCCGGTAGTACATAAGATGATTGAATATTGTGTAACTAATGACTATGCTAAAAATATTACAGTATTTGTTAGCAGCAATTTTACTAATCTTAATGCAAAGTTTCTCAAATCTATGAGACATTTTAAGAAATTTGAATTGATTGCAAGTATCGATGCAGTAGGCGAAGTACAAGAGTATAGTAGATTCCCGTCACGCTGGAGCCAAATACAAAAGAATTTTGAAGAAGCCAAACAATATATGAAGCATAATAATATTAAAATTTTAGTTAACGCTACTGTAAGTATATTTAATATATTTGAAATACATAAATTGTTATGGTATATTGACGAGCAATCAAAATTGTATCCGTATTATAAAGAATGGCCGTTTAACATTAATTTGCTAGCGTACCCTCCACACCAAGAAATTACAATAATACCTGAAAAATTTCGTGAGCCTATTATTAATGAATTACAAAATTATATCGATAATAGTAGTATGATAAAACAGTTTCCAGAATTACAAATTAAAATTGATTTACTAATCGATCAATTATCAATACCGTGTAATAATAACGATTCAATAAAGAAATTAACTTTATTAAGAGATTCGCTAGACGTATTAGATAAGCATCGCAGTGTAAGTTACAAAGAGTCTATTCCTCAGCTAGACCAAATTTTTAAGGATACATTAGTATGAGTAAAGCAGCACTGATTAATTATAACGGAAAACATTATAATAAAATAATTAATCTTTCTGATTCTGTAGTAATAACCTGGGTAATTAATAATATATGTACAAATAGTTGTTCATATTGCCCTGCTGATTTGCATACAGGAAAAAATCATCATTATGAATGGAATACTGCTAAAGAGTTTATCAATGAATGTTTCGATCGATACGGTAAATTGCATTTTAGTATAGCAGGCGGCGAGCCGTCGATAAGTCCTTTCTTTAAAGAAATGGTAGATTTGATTTATGATCGAGGCGGCTCAGTAACACTTACGACTAATTTAGCAAAATCAGTACAATGGTGGGGCAAAATAGCGTCTAAAATGTCTAGTATCGGTTGTAGTTATCATCCTGAGTTTATGTTAACACAGAACGATGAAGATCTATTTTTTGAAAAAATTGCAGTAACTTCAAAATTAACCGGAGTAACAGTTCGTGTAATGATGCACCCTGATCACTGGGACAAATGCATAGCGTTTTATAATAGGCTTAAGGATAGTGATTTGATGATCTCTTTAGAAATTGTAAGGATTTTAGATAATTTTGGAATTGGCGACCCGTTCTGTGTAATAAATTACACAGCAGAGCAAGATAAACTTTTAAATGAAACTCCGATAATTCAACGATGGGCTACATTACCTTCTACTTACAGGAATATTAATATCCGATCAGAAATAGTAGATGTATCAAATACTAAAGAAGACTTCTCATACGAGTTTGTAAGTGGGTTAACAAACTCACAAAACACTAATTTTGAAGGATGGACTTGTAATGTAGGATTAGAAAGTCTGTTTGTACATTACGACGGCAGAGTACATCGAGGCAATTGTGCAGTCGGCGGCAATATTGGAAATATAAATACCAGTGTAGATTGGCCAACAACCAGTATAATATGTAATAAAAATGAATGTCACTGTGCTGCGGATATTTTATTATCAAAGGAAATTAAATGATGTCAAAAATATTATTAGTTGCTGGATGTAGTCATTCGTGCGGATCAGAAATAATGAGTGTAGGATCTGGTAGAGAAGATCCAAAAAATTTAGAGAAATGTTTCGGTAATAAGATAGCAGTAAGAAATAATATGCAGATGGTAAACATAGCATCTGTTGGCGCCTCAAATAGATTAATCGAATCAAGTATTGTAAAAAATATCAATAGGCTTACTGCAACAGGTATTCTTCCAGAAGATATAATAGTACTAATAGGATGGTCTAGTTTTTCGAGAGATTATGTAATTCAAAACAATACATATTGGGGATGGACACTTAATCAACACCTTGCTAAAGATTGGAAAACCTATGCAACCAGTGATATTAGAAAATTTTATAAGTTATGGACAAGATTTGTAGATTATGATGTTTTATGTAATGCTCATGTAGTAAGACATCAGTTGCTGTCGGGTTATCTTCGTAACAAAGGTATCAAATACTACGCCTTTAATGCAATAGACGGAATTAACTATCCTAATAATGATCCTACTAATTTCTTTAATGATAACACAGTTGATTTGACAGGATTTAAAGAAGTAGAGAACGATCTTTATTACAGATTGCCGTTCAGTTCAGAGGACAGTTATTTTCAGTCGTTACAGCACAAATATAAATTAGATCCAAGAGATGGCGATAGATGGTATCACTATTTAGAAAACGGTCATGAAATATGGGCAGACGTATTAGAGAAAGAAATGAAAAAGCTAGGATTGTTATAATTAAGTATGTATGATATTGTATTCATAAGTTATCGAGAACCTAACGCAGATGCTAACTACGCTGCCCTAAAGGCTAGATTTCCATCAGTAAAACGTGTCCACGGCGTCAAAGGTATACATCAAGCACACATTGCCGCAGCAAAGCGTTGCTTTACTAAAATGTTTTGGATCGTTGATGCTGATGCATTAATAGTCGACGACTTTAACTTTGACTATCTAGTATCAGAGTGGGATCAAGACGCTGTTCATGTATGGAGAAGTCAAAATCCCGTAAATGATTTAGTGTACGGCTACGGTGGTGTAAAATTATTTCCTAGACATCTTGCTATTGATATGGATACATCAAAACCTGACATGACTACTAGTATTACAAATAAATTTAAATCTATGTCAAAAATATCTAACATTACTGCATTTAACACGGATTCGTTTAGTGCATGGCGTAGTGCGTTTAGAGAATGTGTCAAATTGTCTAGTAAGATTATAGATCGACAAAATAATATAGAAACTGAAGAAAGATTACTTGCCTGGAAAACTGTAGGAGAAAACAGGCCGTTCGGCAAATATGCAATTGCTGGTGCCAACGCAGGTTTTGAATACGGCGTAAAAAATAAAATTAATACAGAAGCACTTAAACTAATAAACGATTTTGATTGGATGTATGAACAGTTTTCAAAAAATACCCTGGAATGATATAACAGAATTTGGGCAAGAGACTATGCTAAAAGGTCGTCTTTTTACAGTTTCGTGGATCTTGGCTAGATTTTGTAATTATTCGTGCAGTTATTGCTGGCCTTACGCTAGATCTAGTACCCCCGACCACCAAGATTTAGAATTGTACTTACACACAGTGGATAGTATCAAGGCACAAGCCCGTGCAAATAACTTCACTGATTTTCACTTCAGTTTCAGTGGCGGCGAACCTACAGCGTATAAACACTTTGATAAGATAATAGAGCATTATGCAAACGACAACGAAGTTGAATATCAAAGTCTGCATATGACCACTAATCTAAGCCCTGGCACTAAGTGGTGGGAACGCTGGCTAGAAAATACCAAAACATTACAGCGTAGAAGCATAACAGCCAGCTACCATGCAGAATTTGCACAAGAAGAAGAGTTTGGTGATAAATGTCTACAGCTAATAAATCAGAATACATTTGTTACCATCAATCAGGTTATGGTTCCGGAACAGTTTGACGAACTTTACAAGCGACTCGAACGATTTGCTGCTAGGGGAATTAATGTCACTCTTAAGCCACAAAGTGATTCTACTGCATCTTTTGTAGTACATGGATATACTAACGAACAAATACAAAAAATGCAAACAGGATTTGCTCAGCAATGGCAAGGCAATCAAATATCACAAATTAAACTTACTGATAATAATAACAATAAGTATTATATAGATCAAGCAGAAAGATTCAATGCATTTGGATTTAATAAATTTAAAGATTGGACATGTAATGCAGGTTATCAAGGAATCGTGGTACGTGAAAACGAAATTAAACGAAGTTATAGTTGTAAAGACGAACTGTTAGGTACATTAACTGAAGGATTTAATATTTTTCCTTCACCAAAAAAGTGTATTACAGATACGTGTGTAAGCAGTGCTGATAGCAAAATTCCAAAAAGGAGATACAATGATTAGAAAAATTAAAATAGATTACAATTTTCCAGAGTTTTTTAGTGCAAGTTATGACACTGATCAAACTTGCATACAGCATCAAAAAACAGAATTGACTGATATACACAAAAAGTATGGAGGATTTCCGGATAGCTATGATGTATATAATACAAATATAAATCAAGTTTGGTGGAATAGCGAACAAATTGATTACAATATTCTTGAACAGCAGATTGGCATGGAAATAGTAACAGTTAGCACTATTCGTCAACGGCCTGGCAATGTTATTCCAGTTCACAGAGATACATTTTTTCAAATTAATAAGAAATTCCCCGATGATAAACGTACTAAAGTACGAGCAAACATTCATATAGAAGATTGGAAGATAGGACATCTTATTCAATATAATGATAATGAAAATTGGGCCACATATACTCATTGGAAACAGGGTGAAGGTCTGCTTTGGGACAGTACAGTTGAACATATTGGAGCAAATATAGGGCTAAATGACAAATATACCTTACAACTTTCAGGGTTTCTAAATGAATAATCTGTAATTTTACTGCTAGCAAAATATCAAAGATAAAGAATGTATAGATACCAAGATATTAAAGAACTTCATCTTGAAGTTACAAGTAAGTGTCAAGCACGCTGCCCTATGTGTCCTCGACGTATTAGTGGAGGGATATTAAACCCTCTAATAACACTTGACGAAATATCTTTAGAACAATTTAAAGAATGGTTTCCTGCAAAGTTTATACAACAGTTAGATAGACTCTTTATGTGCGGCAATCTTGGAGATCCTATCATTGCCGAAGATACATTGGAGATTTTTAAATATCTTAGAGAAAATAATCCTAATATACGACTTAGTATGCATACTAATGGAAGTGCTAGAAGTAAAAAATGGTGGCATGACCTTGCTTCCTTAAATGTATTTGTAACTTTTGGTATTGATGGACTAATAGACACGCACCATCTGTATAGAGTAGCAACTGACTGGAACAAAATAATAGAAAATGCAAGAGCATTTATCAACAACGGCGGCCTTGCAGAATGGCATATGCTAGTATTTAAACATAACGAACATCAAATTGAAGAGTGCCGTTTAATCTCAGAACAAATGAAATTCAATAATTTTACTATAAAACATACTAGTAGATTTAAAAATGATAAATGGGCAGTATTAGACGACAGCGGGAAACCTACACACTATTTAGAGCCAACAAGTAAAAGCCAATCTATGATTACACTTGTAGAACAAGCACAAAATGCAGTATCTCCTATCATCGTATGTAAAGCTAAAAAGCAATTGCAGATATATGTAGCAGCAAACGGAACAGTAAGTCCGTGTTGTTGGTTAGATTTTGAGTGGATATTACCTTCTCAAGAATCTAGAATTGATTACATGGAGCAAATTGAAATATTTCCCAATCTAAATAAACAAAGTTTAAAGGATATATTTGACTCTAACTACTTTACCCAAATTGAAAACACCTGGACAAATAAACCTTTGCAGGAATGCAGTAAGCAATGTGGTATCTTTGATAAGTCAGGAGCACAGTTTGAAAGTTGATATACAAGACGTATTATTTTGGATGGATGCTATTCGAAATAGTAAAGATAGATATCGAACACTTGAGAGTTTTTGGAAAGGTCAAATAAACAGTAAGGTATGGCTAGTAGAAAATCTACAGAAATATATGCCGTATAATAACTACCGAATTGCTATCTATGGCGGCTGGAACGGCGTGCTTGCTAGTATTCTTTTTAATAGTGATTTAAGCATAGAACATATTACAAGTGTAGACATCGATCCTGCATGTGAAGAAATTGCTAACACAGTTAATAAAAATTATGAAATGACTGGCCGATTTGCAGCAGTAACAGCAGACATGTGTACATATACTTTACCTGTGGATATTGTAATTAACACGAGTTGTGAACACATTACTCAACAGCAATATGAACACTGGTTAAACAATCAACCAGACAATGCATTATTTGTAATACAGAGCAATAACTATTTCGATTTAGATGAGCATGTAAGATGCTCCACTGACTTAGACAATTTTACACAAATGAGTAAAATTAAACCAGTGTGGAGAGATGAGTTCGAGACTCCTAAATACACTCGCTTCATGATTATAGGGAAGAAAGCCAATGTCTAATTTAGACAAATACAAAGAAGAAATAGCAAACGCCTCCGGCAGCGATACATTTTGTGTGCTTCCTTGGATACATTTTGCGACAAGACCCAATGGAGACATGCGATTGTGCTGTAGTGCAAATGCCAGCGGTGCAGGAGAAGACCACCAAGTCGGCTTAGTCAAAATGGAAAACGGCAAACCGGCAAACTTTGGCCGAGAAACTCCGATGGAAGCATGGAACAATGAGTATATGCGAAGTGTACGTACAACTATGCTAGATGGAAAAATTCCTGCCAGTTGTCGTAAATGTTTCGAAGAAGAATCTAACGGCGTTGCTAGTAAGCGTGTTTGGGAAAGTTATACTTGGATGGAAGATGGTGTAGATATTCCCGAATTAGTACGTCAGACAAAAGAAGATGGAACTGTACCAGAAAATTTAAAATACTTAGATTTACGGTTAGGACATACTTGCAATATTAAGTGTGTAATGTGTAGTCCTCACGATTCGAGTAAATGGGTTGCTGATCATAAAAAGTTAATTCCTGTTTTGCAAGACGAAAATGTAAAACAGCAAATGCAATGGGACCGAAAAGAGTTTAATAACAAGTGGCACGAAAAGGACACTTTTTGGGAGGAGATGTATAGACAAATTCCTAACCTTCGTCAAGTTTATTTTGCCGGCGGCGAGCCTCTGATGATTAAAGAACATAAGATGTTTATTGAAGAAATTATTAGACAAGGCTATCAAGATAAAATATTATTACGGTATAACTCAAATGGCCTGCTAGTCGACGAAGATTTAATTCAACTTTGGAGTAAATTTAAAAAAGTTAAATTTGCTGTAAGTATGGACGCAAGTCATGAACGTGATGAATATATACGATACCCTACTGATTGGGAAACAGTTGATCGTACATTACATCTGTTAGATAATACTCCAGATAATATACAAATTAGTCTAGCAACAGCAATACAAATATTCAACGTAAAACATTTACCCGACTTTATGAAGTGGAAACTAGAAAGCGGATTTAAAAAGCTAAACAACGGAACAGTTCCCGGCGGCGTACAAATGGGTGGCGGCCTAGTTAATATGCACCTATTATACATTCCTACATTTCTAAGCATACAGATTCTGCCCAAAGAAGACAAACAAGAAGTAGAAGAACGTTTTATGGAGTTTAAAGATTGGTTGTGGAAAAATTATAGACAAGATGACGACTACTGGAAACATAACCCTTATGGATGGAAACGCTGGGAAGCAGTTTTAAATCATATGAATGCTCAGGATAATAGTCATTTATTACCTGGCTTTAAAGAATATACAAATAAACTAGATAAAATTCGCGGCCTAAATGCGGCAACTATATTCCCTGAACTTGGTCATTTACTATGAAAGAAATTATCAAAATAGAATTAAACATACCAGAAAATATCTTAAGAATAGAATTATTTTTAAGTAATATTTGTAATTATAACTGTTGGTATTGTTTTCCGGGATACCACGAAGGCGATATTCCTTGGCCAAAGTTCGAACGAGTAAAAGACAATCTTGTACATGTTATTAATTATTACAAAAATAATGCAAATAAGGATGAAATACAATTACATATAATTGGCGGCGAACCTACGCTTTGGAGAGAGTTTGGAGACTTTGTAAAATATTTTAGTCAAGAACACGGGTGTGTTATTAGCATAAGCTCTAATGGTAGTAGAACATTACGATGGTGGAATCAGTATGGAGATTATATTGACCATACTATGCTAAGTTGTCATCACGAAAAGGTTGATCCAAAACACATTTCAGATGTTGCAGATATAATGTATACTAAAAATAAAACCGTAAACAGCATGGTGTTAATGGATCCAACTAATTG